CCGCACCCATGACCGACGCCAAGACGCAACCCACCGCCGAGGAGCTGGGCGCGCCCCTCACCGGGAAGCAACGGAAGTTCGCGGACCTGTACCTGGGCCGCTGCAGGCTCAACGCCAGCGCCGCCGCCCGCGAAGCCGGGTACGGTGACCACCGGACCGGGTGGGACCTGCTGCGCCACGCAGGCGTGAAGGCGTACATCGCCGCGCGCCTCGAGGAACAGGACGACGTCATGAGCCGCAGCGAGGTGGCAGCCCGCCTCACCCTGGAAGCCCGGAGTGTCGTGGACATGGACCAGTTCGTGACCGTCGCGCCGACCGAGCGGACCTTCTGGGTGCCCGCCCGGGAGCACGAGCCCGTGCGCGAGCTGGCGAAGCGCAAGGGCTGCCACGTGGACGACCTGGACCTGTACGACCTGTGCGGCCACTTCGGCGAGGATCAGATCAGCCGCACCGGTGACGGCGAGATGCTCGTGCGTGTCGCCACGATCAGCCAGGACGTCGAGATCGACTGGGCCGCCGCCAAGGCCGCCGGTGCGATCAGCGGCATGGCCGTGCTGAAGAAGAACCGGGACGGCAGCATCGAGTACCGCATCAAGGACCCCACGCGGGCCCTGGAACTGCTGGGCAAGGTGTACGACATGTTCGGTCAGCGCCAGGTGCATCAGAACCCGGACGGCAGCCCCATCAAGTACATTGTCGGGCTCAGCGAGGGCGACCTGTGACGGCCGCCCAGCTCCCCCCGGGCGCCATCACGTACATGCCTCGCGGCAGCGCGCTGGAACTCCTCAAGTGCAAGGCGGACGAGATCATGCTGGACGGCCCCGCAGGCACCGGCAAGAGCCGCGCCAGTCTGGAGAAGCTGAACGCCCTGGCCGTGAAGTACGCCGGGTGCCGCCTCGCGATCGTCCGCAAGAAGCGCCGCAGCCTCACCGAGACCGGGCTGGTCACGTTCGAGCAGCACGTGAAGCCGCCCTGCGACACGACGAACCAGCAGCGGAACGTCCGGCAGTCGTACGTCTACCCGAACGGCAGCGAGATCATCGTCGCCGGGGTGGATGACCCCGTGAAGTTGATGTCCGCCGAGTTCGACGTGATCTACGTCATGGAAGCCACCGAGCTGAGCGTGCGTGACTGGGAGTTCCTCAGCACCCGCCTGCGCAACGGCGTCATCCCGTACCAGCAGCTGCTCGGGGACTGCAACCCATCGTTCCCCAGCCACTGGCTGAAGAAGCGCATGGACGCCGGGGTCACCACCCGGATCGGGTGCAGCCACCGGGACAACCCGCGCCTCTGGGACGCGCAGGCCAACGCCTGGACGGCCTTCGGGCGGACGTACATCGACCGCCTGAACAAGCTGACCGGGCCGCGCCGTGACCGCCTGCTGAATGGGCTGTGGGCCGCAGCCGAGGGCATGGTCTACCCGACCTGGCGCCCCGACCGGCACATCATCCCGCGCCGGGATCTTCCCGCCAGCTGGCGCCGCATCGTGTCCATCGACTTCGGGTTCAACCACCCGTTCGTCTGCCAGTGGTGGGCGATCAGCCCGGACGACGACATGTACCTGTACCGGGAGATTTACCGCACGCAGCGCACCGTCCGGGACCACGCGGCCCAGATCAGGGCGCTGAGCGAAGGAGAGGACATCGAGGCGTGGGTGACCGACCACGACGCCGAGGACCGCGCGACGCTCGAGCAGGAACTGGGCATCAAGACCACCGCAGCGGACAAGGCCGTACAGGTGGGCATCCAGGCTGTGCAGGATCGTCTGGGCCGCGAGTTCGACCCGGACAAGCCGGATGAGCCGGAGATCAAGCCGCGGCTGTTCATCTTCGCGGATGCCCTGGTCGAAGTGGACCCGGCGCTCGTCGATGAGCAGACGGGGCTCGCGCTGGGGCCGGTGCGGACGACGGATGAAGTGGACGGGTACGTCTGGGCGAAGAAACCCGGCGGCGAAATCCTCAAGGAAGCGCCCGTGAAGGTGGCGGACGACGGCATGGACACGCTGCGGTACGCGGTGCGGTACGTGGACGGGTTCGGCCGCTCGGCGGGCTTCTTCATGGAGCTGATCTGAAAGGGGGTGAGGAATGAACTGGATGCAGCGACTCAGCGCGGCCCTCTGGCCGTTCGAATCGAAACGCGAGGCGACCGTGCGGAACAGTCAGGCGGGCGTGTTCGCCAGCCAGGGGCAGGACGGCCGGGCGATCAGCAGCACCTGGAACGCGGACAAGGCCGTCGACGAGGGGCTCAAGGTCAACCCGTGGGTGTACAGCGCTGTCGGGAAGGTGGCGGGTGCGGTGGCCTCGGTGCCGCTCGTGCTGGAACGCAGGCAGGGTGACCAGTGGCAGCCTGACCCGGGGCACGAGATCCAGGCACTGCTGAACCGCCCGAATCCGTTCATGGGCCGCCAGGACCTGAACGAACGCTGGGGTCAGTACATGATGCTGGCCGGGAATGCGCTCGTCTGGCTGAACATCGTGGGCGGCAAGCCCGTCGAACTCTGGCCGATCCACCCCGACACCATCAAGCCCGTCCAGTCCCGCGCGGAGTACGTGAGCGGGTACGAATGGAAGGTGGACAGCAGCACCAAGCGGCTGTTACCGGTGGCTGAGGTGGCCCACTGGATGTTCCCGGACCCCACCAACCCCCGCTGGGGCCTCTCGCCCCTGCAAGCGGCAGCCAGTGCCGTGGACATGGACCAGGCGGCGGCCAGCTGGAACCGCGCCGTGCTCCGGAACGACGGCAAGCCGCCCCTGGCAATCTTCCTGAATGACGGGTTGACGCTCGCGCAGATGCGGGAAGCAGCTGGGTTCATGCGTGAGCAGATTGACGGGGGCAGCATTCGCAAGGCCCTGGTCATGGGCGGCGCGTCGAAGGTCCAGCCCCTCAGCCTGTCAGCGTCCGACCTCGACTTCTTGAATGGCCGCCGGTTTTCAAGAGAGGAGATCGCCGCCGTGTTCGGCGTGCCGCCCATCCTGCTCAGCTTCGGTGACGCGGCCACGTACGCCAACCTCGACGCAGCGAAGACGGCCCTCTGGGAAGACCGGGTCGTGCCCTTGCTGGATGACCTGTGTCAGGGCTACATGGGGGCGCTGTTCCCCTTCTGGAACTTCACTGAGGACCAGTACCGCATCCGCCCCGACCTGAGCGGCGTGCGGGCCCTGCAGGCCAACCTCAAGACGGAAGCCGAGGTGGGCAAGCTCAGGGCCGAAGCGTTCGCCGCGATGGTGAACGCGGGCGTGCCGGCCAACATGGCGGCCCAGACCGCGCAGCTGCCGCTCACGGACATCCCGGGCGGGGACGTGCCGCGCGCCTCAGCGCCCGCCGCGCAACTGCCCAGTCCGGCCACGAAGGCGAGGGCCGCGCCCCCCAGGTTCGAGCGCAAGGACAAGGGTGACCCGGTGGCCGCGCAGCTCGCCCGCATGGATGAGTGGAGCGCGGAGATCCGGGGCCGCGTGGCCGCGCTGCTGATCGACCAGGGCAACGCCATCGCCGCCGCGTACGCCAACGGGAAACCCTGGGAGCAGGCGCTGAGCCTGGATGACTGGGACGCCCTGCTGCGCGCCATCCACACCGCTGTCATAGAAGCCGAGGGAGCAGTGGCGTACACGGCGCTGCTCGCCGCCACGACCGCAGCGGGCGGGGGTGGGACGTTCGACGTCCTGGCGGACAACGTCGTGGCGTGGATCGACGATCACGTCGGCACGATGGTCAAAGGCATCGACGAGACCAGCCGCGTGGCGGTGGCCGCCCAGATCAAGCAGGGCGTGGAAGCCGGGGAATCCCAGCGCGACATCGCCAAGCGACTGCGAAGCCTGCACGAGGACTGGAGCGACTACCGGGCGAACACCATCGCCCGCACTGAAGTCGGGGCGGCGTTCGGGCAGGCGCATCAGGCCAGTGCCGAGCAGATCGCCGAGACGCACGACGTGCAGCTCGTGAAAGTCTGGCTCGCCACGAACGACAGCCGCACCCGTGACGAGCACGCCGCCATGAATGGTGAGCAGGTCGCACTCGACGCGGCCTTCAGCAACGGTGCCCAGTCGGCACCGGCGGGCGTCAATTGCCGCTGCGTGACGCTCTACGAAGAAGGGGGGTGAACGTGGATGAGATCACGACCGACGTGAGCACCTGCGCTCGCTGCGGGTTCGCCCACTACGACCTGCGACTCACGCCCCTCCTGAACCCACCCCCTGACATCACGCACTGGGCGACCTGTCCTGAAACTGGGCAGCCCATCCTCGTGCGCGTCACGTACGACTTCCCAACTCAAAACAAGTGAAGGAGGTGAACCAGCATGACCAAGACGAACGAGAAGCCCAGCGCCGCGCCTGAGACTAAGAACTTCACCGTTGAAGTGAAGGCCGAAGGCGAGGGGATCGTGACCGCGTACGCCGCCGCGTTCGGCAACACCGACAGTTACGGGGACGTCATCCAGAAGGGTGCGTTCATCAAGACCGTCAGCGAGCGCAAGGACAAGGTCAAGGTGCTCTACAACCACGACACGTGGCAGCACCTGCCCGTCGGCAAGCCCGTCAGCATGACTGAAGACGGGTACGGCCTGCTGACCAGCACGAAGATGAGCCAGACCCAGATGGGGCAGGACATCTACACGCTGGCGCAGGAGGGTGCGCTGGACAGCATGAGCATCGGCTACAGCGCCATCAAGGCCGAGTACCCCGAGGACTACCGCACGACCGGCATCTACCGCGTCATCACCGAACTGAAACTCTACGAGTACAGCTTCGTGCCCTTCCCAGCGAACGAGGGCGCCATCATCACCGGCATCAAGAGCGGTGACGACCTGGCGCGCGAGATCAAGCGCTGGCACGCCATCACCGAAGTGAACCTCAGCACGAAGGCCGGGCGGGTCCTCTCCGCGGCGAACGCGAAGAAGATCCTCACGGCCCTCAACGAACTGCAAGACCTTGTCTCCGCAGCCGGACTCGACACCGAAGAGGAAGCCGCCACCGGCACTTCCGATGCGGCGGACGGCGCCACTGGGGAGTCCAAGACCAGTCGGGAGCCGCGCGAGCACTCCAGCCTGCTGTCCGCCCTGCACCAGAAAGCCAGCCAACTCGATGCCGAAGTGAAGACGGGCAGCCTCCTGGCTGACCTGCGCGCGTTCGGCGCTTCCCTCGGAGGGAACTGACATGACCAAACCCCACCTGACCACCGCCGCTCTCGCCCTGGGTCTCGCCATCGGTGACGCTTTCTCCGGTCCCGCCCGCAGCGGCAAGATGTTCGGCGGCCCCGCCACCCTGTACAAGGACGACGACCCCAGCGCCGTCATGGAAGCCATCGGCAAGATCGAAACCAAGCTGAGCGCCAAGATCGACGCCCGCCTGGAGAAGATCAAGGCCGACGGGCTGGGCAGCGTGCCCGACGTGGACAAGGAAATCAAGCGCCTGGAAGGCGAGCACACCACCCTGAGCCAGGAGCTCAAGGGCGCCATGAAGGAACTCGAGACCAAGATGGGCCGTCTCGACCTGGGCGGTGGCCGCCAGGGCGAGCGCAAGAGCAGCGGCGAGCTGTTCACTGGCGCCGAGGAGTTCAAAAACTTCCGGCACGTGAGCGGCAACCGCTTCAGCCTGAGCGTCGAGCAGAAGGCCCTGACCGGTGCTGTCGGCAGCGTGGGCAGCCTGCTGGAAACGCAGCGCCTCCCCATGCAGGACACGCCCACCGAGCCGCACATCCGTGACCTGCTGCCCAGCGGCGAGACCAGTGCCCGCAGCCTGAAGTTCCCCCAGCGCAAGCTCAGCGCCGACGCGAAGAACGCCGCCATGGTGGCCGAGGGTGCCGCGAAGCCCCAGAGTGACTTCGCCTTCGAGATGGTCACCACCGAAGTCAAGAAGATCGCGCACTACATCAAGGCCAGTGACGAGATCCTCGAAGACGAGCCCGCCCTGCGCAGCTACATCGATGCGCAGCTGATCGACGGCCTGCGCGACGTGGAAGACGCTCAGATCCTCAAGGGGGACGGCACTGGCCAGAACCTGCTGGGCCTGTACACCGTCGCCACCGCGTACAACCGCGCCGCCACCGGCACCATGCTGGACGTCCTGATCCGCGCGCAGACGCAGCTGCGCCTCGTGAACCGCACCCTGACCGGGTACGTCCTCAACCCCGAGGACTGGGAAACGATCATGCTGCTCAAAGGCACGGACAACAACTACATCTGGCTGAATGTGCTGGACGGCAACGGCAACCCCCGCATCATGGCCAAGCCCGTGCGCGACAGCACCAAACTGGCCAAGGGTGAGTGGCTCGCCGGTGACTTCCGCCGCGGCGCGCAGCTGTTCGACCGCCGTCAGGCGAACATCACCGTGGCGAACCAGAACGAGGACGACTTCGTGAAGAACATGGTCACGATCCTCGCCGAGGAGCGCCTGGCGCTGGTGATCTACGACCGCCTGAGCTTCATCAAGAACGCCCCCGCCTAAGCCTTCTGACGACGGGCGCATCTTCGGGTGCGCCCTGGCCCATTGGGCGAGGTGATCATGAAGAACTACCGAGTGAAGTACCGCGCGCTGGGCCTCCTGAGCAGCAAGGAGCCCGGTGACACCGTGAAGCTGGATGACGCGGACGCCGCGCATCTCCTCGATCTGGGCGTCATCGAATCTGAAGAGGACTACCAGGAACGTCAGGTAGCCAAAGCTGAGGCGGAAGCGACTCAGACCGAAAGCGTGACCGTGAACGTCGACTGGGGGGACCTGAGCCCCGTGGTCAGCCCGGAGCGCATCGCGGAACTCGTCACGGCCGAAGAGGACCGCCTGCTGGACGCCCACAAGAAGGGCGGCGGCTGGTACCACTTCGGCGAGGGTGACGCGCTCGTGAAGGTGCAGGGCCGTGACGACGCGCTGGCTGAACTGGCGAAACGACAGGAGGCCGCCGATGCCGCTGGTCAGCCCGCCGGAGGGGAGTAACCTCACCCCCGCGCAACTCGCCCTCGCTGAGGCCCTGGTGGCCGCTGAGCTGGGCCTGCCGGACCTCGCCGAGCAGTCTGGGGTGGGGGAGAGCGGGGAGATCGGCAGCAGTGGCCTGATCGCCCTGGGCCGCCCGGCGGTGAGCATCCAGTCCCTCGTCGTGGCAGGGGCGCCGGTCATCGGCGTGCTGAGCAGCCCGCGCACGATCGACGTCAGCGGCGCAGTGCGGCCTTACCTGACGGGCGGGCTGCTGGGCACCACGTACGCGCGGCTGCCGTATCTCGTGAGCTACACCGCAGGCTGGGGAGCTGGGACGCTCCCTGAGGGTATCCGGCAGGCGGTGCTGCTCGTCGCTGAGCAGCTCGCCAGTGTGCCCGCCGGTGTCGCCAGCGAGAGCATGGGGCCGGTCAGCCGCAGCTACGTGCAGACGGCGGACGGGACGAGCGTGCCACCCACCGCGCGCGTGCTGCTGCGGCCCTGGCTCCCACTGAGGTTCTGATGCGGCTGCCCACGTTCCCGCTCACGACCACCGCGCAGGTGCTCAGTGAGCAGTCTGGGCCGCCTGACGCGCTGGGGCAGAGCACTCGCAGCTGGCAGCCCACCGGCGCGCCCGTGCCCGCCGCGCACTTCCCCGCCGGTTCCCGCATCACCCGGCAGGCGCAGCTGCGCGGCGTGAGTGTGGCGCGCGAGGCGTACCTGCAGGGCAGCGTGAACCTGAACCCCCAGAACAATCGCCTGCTGATCGACGGCATCACGTACCGCATCACGCTCGTGAACGAGTGGGACGGCTTCACCGTCGCCGGACTCGTCACGGAAGGAAGGTGATCACAGTGGAGAAGTACAAAGTCCGCCGGCTCTTCGTCGACCCGGAAACGGGCAAGTCCTACAAGAAGGGCGACACGTTCACCGGCCGCGTCGAGCGCGTGCTGGAGCTGCAGAACGCGGGCCTACTGGAACGCGCACCGAGCAAGACCGACAAGGCCAATACGGCCACCGAAGGCAAGTAATGGCGTTCGAGTTGCGGGTGGGCCGGGTGACGGCCGCGCAGGCTGGGGACCGGGCCGCCGCGCTGCTCGCGCTGAAGCTCAGGAACGAGGCGGTGCGCCGCTGCCCAGTGGACACTGGGCGGCTGCGCCAGAGCATCGGCCTGCAGAAAGTGGGCGACGGTCACTACCGCGTCGGCACGAACGTCGTGTACGCGCCGTACGTGGAGTTCGGCACGCGCCGGGCCCGCGCCCAGCCCTTCATGCGGCCTGCACTGGAGGCGGTGCGCGGTGGCTGACCTCGGCACCTTCCTCCCTGCCGTGTGCGCCGCGCTGGGCAGCATCGGGCCGCCCGTGCGCCTCGATGCGGACGACAGCCCTGGGACGCCCGAGGTGATCGTCCTGGCCCTGGTCAGCGATACCGCCCGGCCTGCGTACGGCGGCACGCCCACCGACACTCTCATTCAGGTCACCTGCTACGCCCAGACGCTGCTGCGCGCCATCCAGCTCGACAAGCTGGTGCGCGCGGCCCTGGACGGCGTGGGCCTGACCCACCGGCAAGCGCGACGTGCGCCTGATCCCGACAGCATCGGGATGCTCTCAGAGTTCACCGACTAAGGAGTCACCATGCTCAGCACCATCAAAGGCCGCGGTTCCACCCTCCGCTTCATGGTCATGACCGACCTCACCAAGGACGCGCAGGGCAACTACAAGCGCCCTGCGAACTTCGCCACGACCGCCCTCAGCCTTCCCGAGGTCACCACCAGTGACATTCCCCTCAGCATCGCCACGGTCAGCGAGACCCCCGTCGTCATGTACGGCAGCGCGGCCCCCGGCACCGGTGAGGACTGGGCCGACAGTGAACCCGGGCAGGCCAGCTGGACCGTGACCTTCAGCGGGAACGTGCAGCCCGTCGATACCGACCGCGCCAGCATGGAAGCCCTGGAACTGGCGGCCAGCCAGCGCAAGACCATCTGGGTTGAAGTCGTGCCGAACGGCGAGACCGTCGCGCGCGGCGGGGCCATGTTCATCACCGCCGGCGGGTTCCCCGTACCTGCCGATGCCGCCGAGACGTTCACCTTCTCCGGCACCGGGCGCGGCAAGCGCTGGGTCGACACGAGCGCCGCCACCGCCGCCAGCTGATGCACCTGACTGCCACCGAGACCCGAGGCGGTTCGGCGGCGGTCATCGCGTACGGCGCGTACCAGCACGGTGCGCGCCTGCGCGTTGGGCTGCTGCTCGTGCAGGCGGGACAGCAGGCCAGAACCGTCACGCTCCGCAGCGCTGACGGGCAACACGAGACCACCGTGCAACTGCCCGCCGAAGCAATCGGCACGCCAGGGCACGCGCGGTTCATTTACGAGGAACTGGAGATCACCGATGACTGACGCGAACCCCACCTGGATCATCCCCATCGACGACGAAACCCGCGCCATCCTGGCGGACCAGGGAGTCGCTGACGTCCCGCAGAGCGTCACGCTGCGCCTGCGGCCCGCCACGCTGCGTGACCTGCGCCAGGTGGACCCGCTCCTGGCCCGCAGTCAGCAGGAGAACGAGGCGGCGTTCGAGGCTGGGGCGCTGGTCATCACGCGCCGCGCAGACCCGCCCGTGAGCATCGAGGTGGCGCGCGAGATCATCCAGCAACTGCACCCGCACGAGCTGGGCGAGCTGATCCTCGCGTACCGCACGGGTGAGCGTGACGCGTCGGGAAAGCTCAAGGCGGGGGTGGATCAGACCCTGAATGGGATGACCGACACCCTGCTGAGCGCGCTCGCCGCCGGAGTTACGCCGTCCAGCTCTGGCTCTACGGGCTGAGCCCCGAGCAGTACGACGAGCAGACCCCCTGGCAGGCCACCGCCGCGGCGAAAGAGGTGGGCTTCGTGCGGTACCTGCGGGACCTGCCAGCGCTGCGGGCGCAGTTCAGCAAGATCGACCCGAAGAAGTACCCGGAGCTGATCAAGAACGCAGAGCCGGACGCCGAGCCGGACCCGCTGCAGACCGCAGCCTGGGCCGCCTTCACGCGGGAGTACGTCACGGACGGCCCGGAGCTGACCACGCTCACCGCGCTGGACGTGGGGCTGGCCATGCGGTGCGGCCCGCTGCCCAGGTGGGCGCTGAGCCTGCTGACCCCAGCCGACTTCAAGCACATCAAGGAGGTGATGAAGGAACATGACGCAAGGCAATGACACCCTGATCGTCGATGTCGTCGCACGTCTCGACGAGCGCAGCTTCCGCCAGATCCAACAGGACGCCGAGCGGGCCGGGCAGCGCAGCGGCGCAGGGTTCGGCGGCGGGCTGGTCGAGGGTGCCGAGCAGGGCGCGCAGGACGCCGCCCGGGCAGTTCAGGACGGCATGCAGGATGCCGAGCGCGCTGCTGAGGACGGCGGCGGGAAGGCCGGGGGCAAGCTCGCCGGGGCGTTCCAGGGGGCGCTCGCTGCCCTACCCGCTATGGCCGCGGCGGCTGCCGTGGCCGTGGGTGCTGCTGCGGTGGCTGGCGTGGTGGCCGTGACGAACATGGCCGCCGAGAGCGCGCAGAACGTGAACGAGTTCCAGGCGCAGCTGGGCGCGACTCGCGAAGAGGCCGAACGTCTCGGGGGTATCGCCGAGCAGGTGTTCGGGGACAACTGGACTGGGTCGCTCACTGAGGCGGCAGCGGCTGTGACCGATGTGCGCCGCGAGATCAAGGGACTCGCCGAGGGGGACCTGCGCCAGGTGACCGGCGCCGTCGTGGGCATCGCCGAGACGTTCGGTGAGGAGAATGCCCGCGTGGCAGCCGCCGTGTCCTCGCTGATGAAGGCCACCGGCATGAGCGCCGCCGAAGCCACCGACTTCATCGCGCGTGGCTTCCAGAAGGGCCTGAACTCGTCCGGCGATTTCCTCGACACGCTGACCGAGTACGCGCCCCAGTTCGAGAAGGCCAAGATCGGCGGCGGGCAGTTGTTCTCGCTCTTGGAAACCGGCGCCGCCAAGGGTGCGCTGGGTACTGACAAGATCGCCGATGCCTTCAAAGAGTTCGGCCTGACCATCGTCGATGTCAGCGAGGACAGCGCGGGCGTGTACAAGGAACTGGGCCTGAACCAGGAGAAGCTCGTCAAGGGCATCAACGACGGCAGCATCACGCAGGCGCAGGCGTTCGAACTCGTCACGAACAAGCTCGCCGAGGTGAAGGGTCAGGCGGACCGCACCCGCATCGGCGCCGCCATCTTCGGTGGGGCGGGCGAGGACTTCGCCAACGGTCTGACGCAGCTGGACCTCACGAAGACCTCGATGAAGGATCTGGCCGGTGGTGTCGATGCCGTGAACACCCGCTACAACTCTTTCCGGGACGTGTTCCAGGGCGTGTGGCGGCAGGTGCAGGTGGCATTGCTCCCCGTCGGCAAGGAACTCTTGGGACTGGCGAACGAGGCCATGCCAGCGGTCAAAGCGGCGCTGAGTCAGGTGACCCCCGTGGTCACGCAGGTGGTCAAGTTCCTCGTCGACGGCTTCAGGCAGGGCCGCGCCGCTGGGCAGCAGTTCGCGGACCAGTTCGGCCCGCAGATCGAACGGGCCCTCGTGACGTTCCGCCCCGTGCTGCAGGCGATTGGGCCGCTGTTCGCCAGTGTGTTCGGTCTGGTCAAGCAGCTCTGGGAGACGGTGCTGCGGCCCGTGCTGACGGCCATCGCGCCGCTCATCGCGGGGACGGTTGCCACCATCGGGAACACCCTGAACCTCGTCGTGCGCGTCGTGACTGGCGTGGTGAACGCCGTCAGCGCGCTGCTGCGCGGCGACCTGGGCGGAGCCGTGAAGGCCGTCCAGGGCATCTTTGAGGACGGCGTGACCTTCGTGGTGCGCCAGGTCCGGAACATGGCCTCGACGATGCTCGGCCTGATCCGCAACCTCGCGCCCCAGATGGCAGGCGCGGCAGCGGACATCCTGCGCGGCCTCATCCGGGGTATCGAGAACGGGGCGGGGCAGGTTGTGCAGGCGGCCCGGAACATGGCTGGCGGGATCATCGACGGCATCCGCAGTAAGCTCAAGATTCAGAGCCCGTCGAAAGAGATGTACATCCTCGGCGAGCACACCGCTGATGGCCTGACGAACGGGATCACGGCCAAGACGCCAGCCGTCCAGAAGGCCGCCAAGGACATGGCGACGGGCGTGATCACTGAGGCCCAGAAGGCCCGCGCGGAGCTTGAGAAGTCGATCAAGATGGACGCCTGGGTGGACAGCCTTCAGAACGCCACGACCGCCCAGCTCAAGACCGCCCAAGCCACGGCACGCGCGGCAGGCGAGGCTGACAAGTACAGCGCCATCAAGACCGAACTGGAACGCCGGGAACAGGCGGCCACCGCTGCCACCGAGAAGGCCACGGCGGCCACCAAGGCTCAGGCGGACCAGCTCGCCAGCGCCCGCAAGGCCATCACGGACGGGCTGAGCTTCGAGGCGTACACCAAGGGCCTGACCGGCTACACGGATGCCCAGCTGAACGCGGCCAAGGCGAACGCCTACGCGGCTGGGGACGGCCAGAAGTTCAACGCCGTGCTGGCCGAACAGAAGGCCCGCCTGGAAGCTGCGAAGGCTGCTGCCGATGCCACCACTCAGGCCCTCTCCGAACTGAACGACGCGCAGATCGCCGCGGCGAACAGTGCGTACCAGCGTGACCCCCAGGGTGCGGCTGATGCCGCTTTCCGGCAGTCGTTCGGCGTGGGGGATGAGGGCCTGATCCGTAGCCTCGCCGCCGTCACGGGCCGCACCATCGCGCAGATCCGGGCGGACGTGACTGGGGCGCTCGACGAGGCGAAGCGGTTCGCCCCGGCTGCCGCTGCGATCATTGAGCGGGTCTGGGCCGCGAACCTTGAGCAACGCCGCGCCGCTGCTGCTGAGGAGGTGCGGCTGAACGACGCGATCAACGCCAGTTACGAACAGCAGAGCAACGACCGCATCGCACTGATCAAGAAGCGCCAGGAGGAGGCGGACCGGGCGGTGCCCGATTTCGCGGGCATGCAGCGCGAGCTGATCCTGCTGGACCGCCCACTCGACGGCCTGATCGCGCTGGCGACCGAGTACGCCGAGGGGACGGATGACGCGGCTGTGGCGGCCCAGAACTTCCTGGCAGGCCTGAAAGGGCTTGAGGTGCAGGCTCGCGCCACGGCTACCGCGCTGGGGCCAGTGGACGCCCTGCGCACACGCGGCACGGCTGCCCCTGACGGTCCTGTGGCAGCGCGTGGCACGGTGAACACCACCGTCATGCAGGCGGACCAGGCGCGTGGCGCGCTCACGGCTGAGGCCGAGGCGTGGCGCACCCGCACCGAGGCTCAGGAGTACGCGGCTCAGGCGCAAGAGGAGTACCGCCGCACCTTGGACGGCAAGACCGTTGCCGACCTGGAAAGCCTCAAGGCTCAGGCCCTACAGCTGGGCCAGATGGAGAAGTACGCGGTGCTGGTGGCCGAGATCACCCGGCTCAAGAAGGATCAGGCCGAGGCCGACAAGAAGGCCGCTGAGGAAGCCGCCAAGCGGGCCGCGCTGGAACTGAACGGCACGAACGTCTCGGGCCGGTTCGAGAAGGGCAAGACCGAGGCGAGCGACAAGGCGGCGGGCACGATCCTGAACACCGTCGAGGCGATTGGGGCGCTGGCGAACCCCGCCACGTACCTCGCGTTCGTGCTGGAGAAACTGAACATCGTCGGCACGATCTTCGAAGGCCTGCTGAGCGTGATCGCCGAGCCGCTGAAGGCCCTGCAGGAACCGCTGCGGCTGTTCGGTGAACTCGTCGGGGCGTTGATGGTGCCGAACCTGCAGCTGCTCGCCGCGGTGCTCACGCCGCTGATGCGGGTGCTGGTGGCGGTGTACGACGCGCTGGCCCAGTTGCTGAAGAACATCACCTTCGGCCTCGTGGACATCACGCGGGACAAGTACAAGCAGGGCAGCGCCTCCCTCACGCCAGCCCCAGCCGCGCCCAGCACGACTACTCCGGCCACCGCCAGCGGGAACAACGTCGTGCAGATCCCGACATCCCAGGTCACCGTCATGGCCGCCCCGGAGTGGGAAGCGCGCTTCGGCGGGCACGTGGATCGGTTCGGTGGGTACGTGCAGACACTCGTCACGCAGGGTTTCCTGATCCGCACCGAGCCCAGCAGCAACACCGGCGGGGGCGGCGCCCCGCCCGCACTCCTCTCGATTCTCACGCCCTAAGGAGGTGATCCTGTGACCTGGAACCTGAAAGTCTGGAGCCCGAACCGGTCAACCCTGCTGCACGAGTGGACGCCTGCCAACCCGGGCGGGCTGGACGCTGACACGTTCAGCTGGCAGCTGGACCCGCACGGAGGCTGCGTGAACCTGCAGCTGAACGGCCGGAACGACACCCTGGGCATCCCGCCCCGTGGCGTCGTGACCCTCACGGTGGACGGCGCGGCCCAGTTCCACGGCATCGCGCCGGACGTGCCCTCTGCTGGCTCGCCGGACGCTGAGGCCGTCATCGTGGCGGGCGGCAGCGAGGCGCTGCGCGTGACCCTCATGGACGGCACCGTGTACCGCAATCAGGGCGTGTACACCATCGCCCGTGACATCCTGGCCCGCCTGTGCCCCCCGGCCCTGGTCTACGACCCCACGCAGATCGGGGACGGCAGCGGGACGGACACCGGCCCGATCCTCGACACGTTCTACTCGCCCACTGCGCCGCTCGCGCCAGACCCGGACACGCAGCAGAAAGGTGTGCTGGCGACACTGGCAGAGTCCGCGAAGGTCCCGTGGGGCGTGGACGCGCTGGGCCGCCCCTACCTGGGCCGCCCAGCTGCCGCGCCGCTCGCTGTGGCCTACGCTGGGCAGCCCTGGCGCCGCCTGCCCGCGCAGGGCCGGGAGACGGTCACGCAGGCCGTGCTGCGCGTCGTCAGTGCGCCCAGCGGCTTGGACAGCGCAGCCCTCTGGAATGTCGTCTCGGGTGTCGTCACGCCATACCTGCCCGCCACGGTGACCGTCACCGCCGCGCACCCGGACGACCCGACGTACCAAACTCAGCAGGCCGTCGAAACACCAGAGGGTGCCAGCATCCTGAAAAGTACCGCGCCCACCATCCCAGCGGGAGACGGCACCCAGAACATCACGAACCCCGGCGCGGCCATTGACGGCAACCCCAGCACGTACGCCAGCGGGAGCGGTCTGGACTGGCGCGCCCAGTACTTCCTGTCGGACGCGACGTCCGCCATCGTGCTGGGCTTCCGGATCACCTATGGCCTGATCCTGGGTGACGCGCGGGTTGATCTGGAAGTGCGGAGCGAGTCGGCACTGGACGGTGTGAACCGCAATACGGTGGTCGCGACAATGGCACTGGGCGGGGCGGACGCGCCCGTCTCGCGCACGGTCATCCTGCCACCGGACGCGCGACACGGCGAGTGGCAGGCGTTCAGTGTGCAGCTACGGACGTACGGCGCCAGCGCCATCAACATCCATGAGGTCGTGTTCCTGACTCTGGACGAGGATGCAGCCCAGCGGGTGGCGGAATCCTACCTTCAGGCACCGTTCTCGACACCTGCCGAACTGACCTTGCCGGGCCTGATCCCGCCCAGCCCGACGGTGACGGTGACCGGCTCGCCCGACGGTGACGTGAGCGGCCCAGCGGGACTGTTCGTGTACACCCTCACGACCAAGGATGGGCGGCAGACGCTGGTGCGCCTCGGCACGACCGGCCAGGACCAGACGGTGCGGGCGCTGCGCTGGGCGGTGCGGCAGTGAGTCTGGAAATCCGAACGCCCAGCGGCACGCTGCCCGTCACGGCGTTCTGCGAGGGTGCCATGCCGCTGAGTCGCACCCGGACGTTCGCCGCGCGGCAGGGGAGGGCGGGCGAGAGCGACGTCTGGCAAGTGTTCGGCGACCGTATGGAGAACCCCAGCGAGATCAAGTGGCAGGTGACGTTGAAGCGCGACCTGACGCGGGACGAGCAGCGGGACGCCATGGACACCATCCGCGCGTTCGCTCGGGCCGCCACGAGCATCTACGTCATCCCGGACCAGCGCGAGACGGCCGTGACGTGGGGCGAGGTCACGCAGGAGAGTCCGACTGAGAAGGCCTACACCCTCGAACTCACCTTCTACCCGGCAGGCGCATCGAGCGTCCCAGCCGTGAGCCCCGACACGGGAGTGTACTGACATGGCATGGAGTCCCCCCGCAGGCGTCGTGCCTGTTGACCGCAAATCGCCCAGCGTGGCCCTGTACGCCGACATCCCGGCCATGCTGGACTGGCTGCGCACCTACTACCCCGGCCATACCGTCGTGGGCACCCTCGTCACCGCGCGGGACCAGCGGGTCACCTACCGCGTGGACGGCGAGCCCGGGTACGGCACACCTGGGACGCTCAGCAACTACACCCTCACGAAGGTCGACTGGGGCCGCGCCGAGGTGGACACCGCACTGGCCGATATTGCCCAGCAACAGGCGGCGAACGACCAGCGGCAACAGGCCAATGATCAACAGGTCGCGGCGAAACTCACGCAGCTTACTCCGCTGCGCCCGGCCGTGCTCCCCGCTGGCACCTACATCAATGGCGTCCAGGCCGCGTTTGCGTGGCTCGGGCAGGATGACCGCCCGATGATGTGGATGGACACTGCCGCAAAGTGGCATCTGGACGGCGGGTTAGTGACCGATAATCTCGCTGTGATAAAAGCTCTGACTCTGGCTGCTGCAACGATCACCACCCTCTCGACCAGTGGGCTGGCTGTGGACAGCAGCCAGCGGGGCTACGTCTCAGGCGTGGAGGCCGTGCCCATCCTGGCAGACACTGGGGGGCGCGTGGCCCTGGCCCTGGCAACGGACGGGCGGCTCGTCGCTCCGGCTGGAATTGTCAGCCCGAACAGCGTGCAGGGCATCACCTACGCCGCCAGCCGGAACCGCATTGACGGCGTGCAGGCGGTCAGCGGGCCGGACCTCGTGGGTATCGGGGATAGCCTCACGCACGGGGTGGGGCAAACACCGTACACCACGGCACTGGCTGGGCTGACCGGGCGGGACGTGGCGAATTACGGGCTGGGCGGGCAGACGAGTACCGAGATCGCCGCGCGGTTCGGCGCGTCCACCACGTACCTCAGCGTGGCGGGCAACACCATCCCGGCTAGCGGGAGTGTCGGCGTAACCGTGTATGACGTTGACCTACTCCGCACAGGCGCAGGCGCGAGCATGGCCGTGACGCTGTACGGCGTGCGCGGCACCCTGACGCGCGGCGCAGGAACAGGCGTGTTCGCAGGCGCATACACGTTCACGAGGGCGACAGCAGGCAGCGCCGTGACGGTGCCCGCCCGCGTGCAGATCATCCCGGACACCAGTGCGCTGAAGGAGCGGGTTGCCATCATCTGGATTGGGAACAACAACTACGCCGAGGATGCCAACATCCAGCGCGACATCCTGGCAATCATCCGCACGCTGGAGGCCATGAAAACGCGGTACCTGATCCTGACCATGCTGAACGGGAACTACCCAGGGCGCAGGGCAAACGACGCCCCAAACACGGATTACCAGACCATGATGACCATCAACCGCAACATGATGCGCCTGAGTAACAACGTGGTGGACATCCAGAAACTCCTGCCAAAAGACCCGCTTACCGACGTGGTAGACGCCGCGTACCGGGTGGATGACATCCATCTCAACTCGGCAGGGTACGCACTCGTGGCTGGGCATATTCGTGACGCGCTGACTGCGCGGGGGTGGTAATCATGGCAAACAGCGCAATCATTAACGTTGACGGCATCACTCTCCCGAACACCATTCCGCAGGTGCAATACGATCCTGTGATTTCGGCAACGGGCGCGGGGGCAATCGGCGTGTGGGACGCCAAAAACCCGAAAAGCTGGCCGTCCCAGGCTGCGCCCGCATCGGGGGCAAACTCGTGGCTGAACCTCGTGCGGGGCGGCGCGAGTGCGACCATCCCAACCACGTGGACGTGGCAGGCGCAGGGCGGGTTCGTGCGGCCCGGCGTGGCGGCGACCAGCATTGACCTGGGCGCACCGGACCTCAGCACGGGCAGCCCCGGTGTTGTGGTGAGTGCGTGGGTCAAAATCCCGAGTGTGCCGACTGCCCTCACGCCGATTGCGGGGCGCGCGCAGAGCACCAGCGCGGCGGTGGATAACCAGTTTCTGCTCAGCATCGGCGCGGACGGGAAACCCCGGCTGGACATCATGATGCTCGACGCGGACGGCGCCACCATCCGGTACGCCACGCTCAGCGGGCCGAACGTCATCACCACGGGCGTGCATCAGATCGGGTTCAGCGTGACCTTCAGCGCTGGCACCGGCTCCTACGCGCTGTACCTGGACGGCGCGCAGATCGCGGCCAGCACGTTCCCCGGCGCGAAACTCAACCCCAGCACGTACAGCATCGCACTGGGGGACCGCCGCGTCGGCAACGGCGGCGGCAGCACGACCGCAGGCTATGTGTACTACCGCGCCCTGCCGGAAAACCTGACCGCCAGCGGGCGCACCGGGGCACAGGTGGTCGCAGCGGACTGGGCGGCGTTTAACGGTAAGTTCAGCTAACACACAGAATCCACCCCGTTATCAGTCCTTCTCGCGCCCGCCCCGGCCCCAGCCCAGGGCGGTTTTGACATTGCTGGGGCACCTGTGGAGGTGATCGACCCTGACTCGCTGTCTCCTGGGGGCGCTGCTGCTGGCCGCGCTCCCGCTCCTCTCGTCCGCCACGCCTCCACCCGCCACGCTCTGCCGCGTGCAGGCGCTCAGCGTCCCGAACCGTGAGGGCCTGGGCCGCACCCTGACCATCACGACCGCGCCCGGCTGCCCGCCCGGCGGGTACGCCCGCGTCCGGCTCGCCAGTCGCCTCGGCGGCAGCCTGCCCGACAACCCACCCGGGGCCTACACCATCCGGCCCGGGCAGACCCTCACCCGCGTCAGCTGGCCCTGGTGGTGGGCGGAGTGGATCAGCGCCAGCGGACGCGCCTACCGCATCCCGGAGGTGAGACCGTGACCCCTGAACTGCAGGAGCTCATCAGCCTGCGGACGCTCGTGATGCTCGGCGCGAGCCTCGTCATGAGCCTCTGCGTGTCCATCGCCCGCGTCGCCCGCGAGCGCGCCGAGCAGCAACGGGAGAGTAAACCCCTGACGACCATCGGGGAAGGCGCGGCGGACGTGATCTACGGGTCGCTCGCCGCGCTGGCCCTGCTGCTGCTGCAGGACACCGTGAAGCCCCTGCCGATCAAGGCGGCCGTGGGGCTCGCCATGTTCTACGGGTCCATCGGACCTGGAACGTGGGATTTCGTCTCCGCCATCGCCCGCGGGCAGTACCAGTTGACCCGCAAGGAGGACACCCCATGACGTTCAAGAGCTCGCCGCACTTCTCCCGCCGCCTGGAGCGCGCGGCCCTGCGCCGGGGTCCGGCGTGGCATCCCCTGGACGTGCTGCTGCTGGCCGCGCTGCTCATCACGGCAGCGCTGGCGCTGTTCGCGCCGGGCATCCTGGCGGATCTGGGGGATACGCAGATCGGCCCGGACACGTGGATCGCGGATTTGAACGGGAGCCTGTCGGGCGCGCTGCTCGCTGCTGGGCGCTGGGCGGTCGTGATCCTGGTGGGGTACACGTTCTGGCATGTGCGGGAGGCACCACTGGCGCAGCGGGGCGCGTGGCTGATGGTCGCCACCGGGCTGCTGATGAACTACAGCCGGAACGTGTACACGGGTGCGCCGTGCACCCTGTCGTTCCTCGTGGCCCAGGCGGGCCTGCTGCTGCTGCTGTTCCGTCTGAGCATCCGCCCGACCGTGTGGCAGCAGATGCAGAGCTACCGAGATCGCGCCGAGCGCGCCGAGGCCGAACTCGCGCGCCTGAAGGGGGAAGGATGACGACCATCGAACAGCGCCCGGCGCACCCGGGGAACTTCACCAAGGGCCGCTCCGTGCGGCCCGATCGCGTGGTGATCCACGTGGCGGACGGTACGTACGCTGGGACGCTCAACTGGTTCCAGAATCCGCAGTGCAACACGAGCGCCCACTACACCGTCGCCACCGACGGACGGGTCGGGCAGAGCGTGCCGGAAGCAGACACCGCCTGGCACGCCGGACAGTGGGAGATGAACGAGCGCAGCATCGGCATCGAACACGAAGGGCGGCCCAGCCGGGGACCGTGGACACCCAGCGCGGCCCAGCTGGAAGCCAGCGCTCGACTCGTGGCGGACATCTGCCGGCGCTACAGCATCCCAGCGGACCGCGTGCACGTCATCGGGCACAACGAGGTGAACCCGGGCCGCGCGGCACGCGCGAACTGCCCCGGCCCGACGTGGCCCTGGGACGCCTACCTGCGCCGCGTGAACGAACTGCTGGTGCCCCAGCCTGCCCACACCCCGGACACCCGGACGGACCGCACGGTGCGCCTGTTCGACCCCGCCACGAACGCCCAGGTGGGGGAGGGGACGCTGGTGGGCGGCACGGACAAGGTGTACCTCCGCGTCACGAAGTAAGGCCCGCTGTGCCCCATGGGGCGCTGACAACTCACCCTCTCACCGGCCCCTGCCTCAGCGCGGGGGCCGCGCCACATCGAGGTCCACCATGAACCAGCTCACGATCCTGTCTGCCCTCGTCGCCCTGGGCGCCGCCACCCGTTCCGGAGCTGCGCTCGACGCGCCCACCGTCCAGCCGTGGCTGGATAAGCACCTGCCGAACCTTGTCACCAAGGCGCAGGCCCTGCGGGACGGCGCGACGTGGACCGAAGTGGGCGCGCTGCTCGAAGCCGCGGTGCAGGCGGCCCAGGAACTCAAGCCCGTCCTGGCTGGCACGGCCCGCGCGGCGTTCGTCCTGGCGGTCGTGCAGTCCCTGGTGCGGGAGTTCGCCCCGCCCAGTGCTCAGTGGCTCCGCCTGCTGCTGGACAGCCCGTTCGCGGCCTTCCTGATCGAAATGGCCTTCCGGCGGCTGTTCCCGGGCGGATAAGGCTCGGACAACTCAGGCGATTGAGACGCCCCCCACCCCAGCGCAGGCCAGGGTGGGGGGCGTTTTTCGTTATCCACACCCTACCTGTGGATAACCCGCACTATGTCCAGATAACTTTTCAGGAACAGCAGCCCCCGGTGCGCCAGACTCACTTCGCCCGGCCGGGGCACACCCCCACCCCCGATCAGGCCCGCGTC